AGTAGAACCAGGGATAAAGACGAAAAAATAAGAGGTAAATTAGCGGCTAAATTTTTAGAGGACGCAATTAATTTAGGAAAAAACGTAGTTTTACGCTCAAAACTTAAAGATTCCAAAGGAAAGTATGGTAGAGTTTTGGGTGAGGTAGTGGTAGACGGCATCAATATAAATGATGTTATGGTTAAAAAATATTTAGCTGTCGCATATCATGGACAAAGCAAAGATGATATTGAGGCTGAGCATTTGAAAAATAGAAAAAAATTAATCAAATTAGGAGTTTACACACCCAATGAACAAGGAGCAGGATCAAAAAAAACATGACCAACTAATTACTTGGGCCTCTGTAATGTTTATCGTTACAGTAATTATTGGTTTCTCTATAAATGTAAACGCCCAGTCATCGCAACAGTCTGGAACTGCTTGTGTGAACGGATCTCAGTATTGTGAAAACAACAGCTTAGATACCACAAATAATACGACCACAAATAACACAAATTCAAACACAAATACTAATACCAATACCTCGACTTCGACCGCCACAAACACAAATAATAATTCAAATACCAATGTTTCGACAAACACAAATAATTCGACTAATACAAATTCTAATACGAATGTTTCGACTAATTCCAACACAAATGTTAATACTTCGACCTCAAATAACACTAATCAAAACAACAACGTCAATACATCGACCTCGACCTCGAACTCTACCGTTAATTCCACGGTAAATCAGAATGTTAATAATACAAATAATTCGACTTCGACCAGTTCTAACACGAATCAAAACACCAACGTTAATCAGTCGACCTCGGAATCAAATGTGACAACAGACAATCGGAACGTCAATGAAAATAACAGCACGAGCAATAACACCAACCGCAACATTAATGAATCTAATTCTACCCAGACAATTAATCAAAATATTAAATCAGAGGCGCCACCCGCATCGGCTATTGCTCCAAGTATTATGAGCTACAGCCAGGACTTATGTACCACAGGAGTAAGTGGCGCTTTTCAAGGCCAGGTATTCGGTTTTTCTGGCGGTAAAACAATTACAGATGAAAACTGTGAAAGGTTAAAATTATCTAAGTATTTGTATGACATGGGCATGAAAGTCGCATCCGTTGCTTTGTTATGCCAGGACAAACGAGTCTTTAAGGCCATGGAAATGGCAGGCACTCCTTGTCCGTACCAAGGTAAAATTGGCAAAGAGGCAAAAGCAGAATGGGCAGCCAATGCAAGTAAAAGACCAGATGTTAAAGATGCAGAAAAAGAATACATAGCTAAATGCACCCATGAAGTAAATCCAAACAGAGACAAAATAAATAGAGATGTTGTGGGTTTAGTTAAAAAGACTTACACAAGAAAAACTAAAACAAGCAAACAATGCAAAAAAGAGTTTTATGCTACGCAGTAGCTTGCCTGTTTAGTTTAGACACTTTAGGGCAATATATTTACGAAGGTTCACAAGACCTTTATCAACTACAAAAAAATGCAGGTAATTTTGAAGGCGAGCTTGCGTATGAGGTTGGCGACGATCAGCTTTCAACGACAATAAACATACCGTTTAATTTCACTTTTTACGGACAAACTTTTAATAGCGCCCGCATGGCCACCAATGGCTGCGTACATTTTGGTCTTGGTACTGGCAACATAAATTACAATAACTATTGTGGTGACTACACGCCAGACGAATTAAGTACAAAGGCCTATACATACACAATGCTGCCTTTTTGGACAGATCTGATAAGAGATAACGACTCCAGGATGAAGTCATACGGGGACAGCTCTAAAATGATTTTTGGTTGGTATGATATGAGAGAATACAACAGAGATTCTGATAATAGCTTTGAAGTTATACTCTGGCCCAACAACACATTTGAATATAGATACGATGAGCTAGACATCATAAACCATGATGTAATTATTGGCGAAATAGGCAGTGGATCCTCACAAATTTATCAATACTTATTTCACGATGAATGTAACGTAGGCTCAACAAATTCAAGTAGTTGCGTAAACACAGATTGGAACAATACCTCGGCAAATACATTGCTTGAGGGTGGCGGATCCTTATATGGAGTTGGCACTGGCAATGGCGTTGACTGTAGCAACCCATTGAATGATAGTTCTTGCAGTGGCTACGCAGACGCTTATTTAACGCAACAATGTAATATCACTGATCTTTATAGTCAATCTTGTCCGAACTACTGGGAGGCTTATGACGATGCCCAGTGTGCAGACGATCCACAATACGGCCCTTTTTGTCCAGGCTACCGACAACAAGAATCGGTAGCTTTTTTTGACGACACCAATACCAACTACGGTTTTGTGGACGAGCAAGAGCAGTTTGCTACAGGTATATTTATAGATGAACACCAACACCATGATAACCAAGGATTTGAAGATCAGTTTACAGTCATAGAAATATTTGAAGATGAGATGTTTACGCCTTTTGAAGATTTTGGCGATAACCCAAATGATTATTTTCAAGAACCCATGGCTGAGGAAATAATTATTTTTTATGACCCAGATCCGTTGCCTTTTGTTGATGATTTTGGCCCGCGCCATGATGAGCCTTTTCACCAAGACGAGGTGTTATTAGAAGAGTTCACATTTCAAGAAACATTTTTGGTTGAGGATTACAGTGAGCCAGAAACATTTATTGAATTTAATAGCATTGAGGAATTAGAAGAATGGTTTGAGGAAGAAACCAATGAACACCATGAAGAAAGACACCAGGAAGAACTTGCAGATCGTGAACCAGCAGAAGAGTTCAGAGAGCCTATATTTGAAGAAGAGGCTGTTGAAGAAATTTTTGAGGAAATAGAAGAGCGACAAGAAATAATGGAAGAAGAGCGCATTGCAGAACGCGAAGAAGAGGTAAGAGAAGAAATACTAGATGAGGTAGAAGAAGAGTTTGCAGCAGTCGAAAGCGATTCACCTACTGGCAAAAATAGGCTTATGGCTACTGCATTAGAAGTAGTGAGAGCTGGAGTGCAAACAGCTGCTAACAGCTATTCTGGAGGCGCTGGAGCAACACAAAGCTCTGGTTCTAGCAATCAATCAAGCGTAACAAACTCAAACACAGGAGCAAACTCATCATCTTCTGGCGGAATCAGTACCACAAGCTCACCTAGTGCATCGGATCAATTTGCGAGTGCAAGCGCACAAACCAATCAAGTTTTATCAATGTCAGACAACGTGGGTGGATCTAGCGGCGCATCTGTATCTATTGTGCCTTTGCCTACTTTTGATAACCAAGCATCTTCGGCTGTTGCAGATGTCCAGGTTTCTAATGTCCAGGGACAAATTGATACTGCGTCATCTGGAGTAATGACTGCATCGGAGGCCGACCAAATAGCAGATAAAATTATTGCTGCAAACATAGAGGCGCAACAAGAAGAAATAGAACAAGAGCAAGAAAACACTGGCCAATACGGTGACGAAAGCACGCTTGTTGCTTTAATTGGTTATGTCCCAGGGTTTAATTCATACGAACAAGTTACCATGGTAGACAGTACAGATTGGTATATTAGTGCAAATATTTATACTTCTGCTACACTAGATGACAATACCGAGGCTTTTTTTGGCCTGGTCAATGAAAATTTAAAAGGTTTGGGTCAAATGATTGAGGACCAACCTAATATTTGGAGGTAAAAATGGATTGGTTTCAAAGCAAAACTACACAAATAATTGCTCTAGTTGGAATCGTGGGTACACTGGCCGGATTCGGCTACACGGGAGCTGAGTACGTCAACAGATTAGAAAACCTCGAATCTAAGATAGGTGGTATTAGCGAGGCAGAAGATGAAATGAAAATCATTGAAGAACGCTTTGCATCTATAGAAACATCTGTACAATTTTTAGAAAAAGAAATAGACAATATCCAAGTTCCGGACGTTACAGAAATTAAAACTGATATAGCCACAATAATAGCTGACCTTCAGAGTCTCAATAGCAACCTTGAGAAATTAGAAAATAAGCTAGAAAAGAAAGACGATAATCCACTAAGCGGATAATGCGTATTTTATTAGTAAGCGTGGCTCTTACTGCCTGCGCATCTACACCGGTGCAAAAAGAGTGGAATGATAGATACGACCCCGCAGCTTGGCGTGCACAGTTCGAGGTTTGCAAAGGTTTGTTCTACACAAACTACCCAGAAGAAGTAAAAAGAGATGAGTGGTCCAAATGTATGGATAAGGAACAGAACTGATGCAGCAGATATTTATAGGAATTATTTTAGTTCTTGGTTTTGCCACCTACTACTTTTACAGCCAAAATCAAATACTTCAAACTAACAATGCAGTTTTGGAAGGCGCAGTAGCAACACAAGAAGAGGCAATTAAATCACTACAAGCAGACTTTGAGCTACAAACACAACAATTACAAAATCTTACGGTCAAAAGCCAAGCCGCGCAAAGAGAACTAAGCAGATATACTCAGTTTATACAAAACTATGAATTAGCGTCTAAAATATTGGCTGACCCCGTAGAAATGGAAAGGAAAATAAATAATGGTACAAAACATATCATGGAAAACATCGAGCAAATCAGTAGCACTATTGATGGTCTTGATAGTGGCTTGCAGTTGCAGCCTACTTCCAACTAAACAAATACAAGTTACTGCAAAACCTTTAGAGAAAAAGATTGTGCAGCCGATCATGCCCAGAGAAATAGATCTCAAGCAATTGCAATGGATCGCGGTAACACCAGATAATTGGGAAGAGCAATTAGCAAGAATAGAAGAACAGGAGGGTGAATTAGTTTTCTTGGCCATGACGATTCCAGATTACGAGGTTATGGCTTATAACATGCAAGAGATAAAAAGATACATAACAGAACTTAAAGACGTAGTGGTTTACTACAGAGAAGTTACAACAACGGGGAAAGAAGAATGAATATATCACAAGAAGGATTGTCTTTAATAAAAAAGTTTGAGGGTTGTCCAACCGATGAAAATGGGGATGCTGTTAGTTATAGGTGCGCTGCAAACGTTGCCACGATAGGTTTTGGATCAACAAAATACAAAGGCAAGCCAGTAGAGGATGGCATGAAAATTAGCATGCAAGAGGCAGAAGATCTATTGATACACGAAATGGATGAATATGAGGGTTATATAAACCACATGGTTGAGGTGGATCTAAAACAAAACGAGTTTGACGCCTTGGTAGCATGGGTTTTTAATTTAGGCCCATCAAACCTTTCTAGTAGTACCTTATTGCAGAAAATTAATAACAAAGATTGGGACGATGTGCCAAACCAAATTAAGCGCTGGAACAAGGCTGGTGGCCGCGTGCTTGAGGGACTTGTTAGACGGAGAGAGGCTGAGGCTTTACTTTTTGAGGGCAAAGAATGGCATGAGGTATAAATACCTTCCCGTGGCAGTATTTACACTCATAATAATTTTGCTCGCTATGTTTATTAATCTATACTTAACCTAGGCATTTCGGTGCTTAGGGTTGGGTAGCTACTATGTCACTACCTGGTTGCCTGGCCCGACTTTATAAAAATGAATGAAGTTTCTTTAAAAGATTTCGATATATTATCCGAGCAAGACAAAGCCGAGGCTGTAGCTTTGCTGCACAGATACGATCAATTAGATAAACAAGATTCTTGTCAAAAAGATTTTATTGGTTTTGTCAAACACATGTGGCCAGAGTTTATAGAAGGCCGCCATCATAAAATTATTGCAGAAAAATTTAATAAAATTGCAGACGGTAAACTTAAAAGGTTAATAGTATGTTTGCCACCCAGGCACTCAAAATCAGAATTTGCATCAACATATTTTCCTGCTTGGATGATGGGCCGCAGAGGCAATCTTAAAATAATCCAGACTACGCATACCGCCGAACTAGCAGTAAGGTTCGGTCGTAAAGTCAGAAACATTATTGACAGCGAAGAATATCAACATATTTTTCCAGATCTACAACTGCAAGCAGATAACAAATCAGCAGGAAGGTGGACAAGTAACCAAGAAGGCGAGTTCTTTGCTGCTGGTGTCGGTGGTGCTATTACAGGTCGTGGTGCGGATCTTCTGGTCATTGACGATCCACACTCAGAACAAGATGCACTATCGCCGAAATCATTAGAATCTGCTTATGAATGGTATACCTCTGGTCCTAGACAGCGTTTACAGCCAGGAGGCATTATTGTGATTGTTATGACCAGGTGGTCTACCAAAGACTTGGTTGGCAAAGTCTTAAAAAAACAAGGCGATGATAATGCTGACCAGTGGGAAGTGGTTGAGTTTCCCGCAATTATGCCAGAGTCAGAGCTGCCTTTATGGCCAGAGTTTTGGAAAAAAGAAGAGCTGTTAGGTGTAAAAGCATCTTTACCAGTATCAAAATGGAACTCTCAGTGGATGCAAAATCCGACCGCAGAAGAAGGATCTATAGTAAAAAGAGAGTGGTGGCAAAGATGGGAACATGAGGATATACCGCCATATTCTTATGTAATACAAAGTTATGATACGGCTTTTTCAAAAAAAGAAACTGCTGATTACTCGGCTATAACCACCTGGGCAATATTCAATGCAGGTGATGAAACCGCAGATGCAATCATGCTTTTAGATGCCAAAAGAGTGCGAGTTGACTTTCCAGAGCTTAAAAGAATGGCCATGGAAGAGTACAGATATTGGAACCCAGACTGTGTATTGATTGAGGCCAAAGCATCCGGGACACCTTTGACACACGAATTAAGGCGCATGGGAATACCTGTAACGGCATACAGTCCAAGCAGAGGCCAGGATAAAATAGCTAGAATGAACAGTGTTGCACCTATATTTGAATCTGGAATGGTTTGGGCCCCGGACCATGATTTTGCAGATGATGTCATAGAAGAAATGGCATCTTTTCCATTTGGAGATTATGATGACTTTTGCGATAGTGCTACAATGGCTTTGATGAGATTTAGACAAGGCGGCTTTGTTTCATTAGATGAAGATTATCAAGACGAGGCCAGGCTTTTAAAATCGAACAGACAGGTTTATTATTGATGAAGATATTTATAACAAAATTTATCTGGGACGGAGATGAATATGCGGGCCCAGATATACACGCAAGTAATCATGCTAACGCTGAATTAATAGCAGAGGCACAAGGGTTAATTCTTGAAGGAGAATTACAAAGCATTGTTCAGCTTGACGATCTTGACGACATTAATCGACCCAGAGTGCTACACTAAAAATTATGGCAATAGAAAAAGCACTCGGTACCGAAAACAATCCAGACATTAAAGTACAAGGATCTTCTGTTGAAGTTATGCCAGAAGAAACCAGGCAAGATCAAATTGCCAATGCAGCACAAATTTTAGTCAATGAAGAAGAGATCTTGTTAGATGATGAAATGTTGGAAGAGCCAGCTCCACAGATGGATTTTAACGCTAACTTGGTTGACTTTGTAGACGAATCAACTTTACAAAAAATATCATCTGATCTTTTAAGCTCTATTAAGAGCGACAAACAATCCAGATCCGAATGGGAAAAAACATACACCGATGGCCTGCAATATCTAGGCATGAAGTTTGATGAGTCTAGGTCACAACCCTTTGAAGGATCCTCTGGGGTAATCCATCCTATTCTTGCAGAGGCAGTTACACAATTCCAGGCCCAGGCTTACAAAGAAATGCTGCCAGCAAAAGGTCCTGTAAAAACAGAAATAATTGGTGCCAGGACAATAGAAACAGAAAACCAAGCTGAAAGAGTCCAGGAGTTTATGAACTACTACATTATGAATGTAATGAGTGAGTATGATCCAGAGCTTGATATGCTTTTGTTCTATTTGCCGTTAGCTGGATCTGCATTTAAAAAAGTCTATTTTGACAGTGTGACAAACAAAGCAGTATCTAAGTTTATACCGCCAGAAGATTTAATTGTGCCTTACGAGGCATCTGACATGACCTCAGCCGAAAGAATTACACACTCAATTAGCATGTCGCTAAATGAAGTTAAAAAACAACAAATCACTGGTTTTTATGCAAATGTTGAGATCTCAGATGAAACTTATGACGATGACGAATCTGAAATTGATAAGGCCATAGATGAAATACAGGGTGTCGAACCAAGTTACAAAGAAGATAGAAATAGAACGGTTTATGAAATACACACTGTTTTAGACATAGAAGGTTTTGAGGATTTAGATGCAGAGGGCAGACCAACGGGATTAAAGCTACCATACATAATTACCATTGATGAGGACTCAACCTCTGTTCTAGCGATACGCAGAAATTACCAAGAAACAGACCCACTTAAAAACAAAATTAACTATTTTGTGCAATACAAGTTTTTACCAGGCTTAGGATTTTACGGACTTGGCCTGTCACACATGATTGGTGGCCTATCAAAAGCATCCACATCAATACTCAGACAGCTAATCGATGCTGGCACACTGGCCAATTTACCAGCTGGTTTCAAATCCAGAGGCATGAGAATTAGAGATGAGGACGAGCCTTTGCAACCAGGAGAATTTAGAGACATCGATACGACTGGTGGATCTCTCAGAGAAAACCTAATACCTTTACCAATAAAAGAACCAAGTAATGTTTTGATGCAACTATTAGGCTTGTTGGTTGATTCTGGTAAAAGGTTTGCTGCCATCGCAGACATGAACGTTGGTGATATGAACCAGGCCATGCCGGTTGGAACTACTGTTGCTTTATTAGAACGTGGCACCAAGGTTATGAGCGCTATTCATAAAAGATTACATTACGCGCAAAAGGTTGAGTTTCAGATACTATCGAAAGTTTTTGCTGAATACTTACCACCTGTGTACGATTTTGCTGTTGGATCCGGTGGACAAGAAATTAAAAGCCAAGACTTTGACGGTCGAGTAGATGTAATACCAGTTTCAGATCCTAATATTTTCTCACAGAGCCAAAGAGTCACACTTGCCCAAGAGCTTTTGCAAATGGTGCAATCTAACCCACAAATACATGGGCCTATGGGAATGTATGAGGCTTACAAAAGAATGTATGCAGCTCTAGGCGTTGATAATGTAGATTCTTTGTTACAGCCACCGCCAGATATGACACCGCAACCAATAGACGCTGGTATCGAAAATGCTGGTTTACTTATGGGCCAACCTGCCCAGGCTTTTGAACAACAAAACCATCAAGCTCATTTAGATGCACATAGAAGTTTATTTTTAACAAGCGTGGTAAAAGAAAACCCACAGATCCAATCTATTATTATTAGTCATTGCATGCAGCACTTACAATTCTTGTCAGCTCAATTAGCGCAAGAACAAATACCAGAAGAGACACAAATGCGCATACAAGAGATCCAGGCACAAATGCAACAAGTATCTCCGCAAGAGGCACAACAGATCTCACAGCAAATACAGATGATATTAGATCAATTCAGCTCACCAATCATGGCTCAATTAACTTCTGAGTTCTTGCAATCTATTGGCCAAGGTTCCGGAGAGGATCCATTGGTTGAAATAAGAAAAACAGAATTAGCACTTAAAGACAAAGAATTAAATATGGACGCTGAACAGTTCGCTGCAAAACAAGAACAAAGGGCCCAGGAAAAATTATTAGACGCAGATATACAAAAAGACCGTATCAATGTGCAAAAATCAATAGCAGATGATAAACTCGATGTAGCGATAGATAGATTGCAGCAAAATGCAAATCTTAAATTGATGGAACTAGAGAGTAAACTTAGGAGATAAAATGACAACATCTTATAAAATTGATGCAGTAAAAAAGTTAAAACACGAAAAAGCAATTCGTCATGCACAAGAGATGCAAGACAATGCCAAAGCTGTCATGGAGACTCAAGCAAAAAAAGAGGCTAGTGACGCAAGAATAGCAGCAAAACAAGCAATCATAGATGCAGGCGGAGTTGTACCAAATCCAACACCTGTGGTTCAAGCCGAGCCAGTGGTTGAAAAAAAAGCAAAACCAAAAAAAGTTGCGAAGGCAGCACCGAAAAAAGCAGCAGCTAAAAAACCGGTCGCTAAAAAAAGAGGCAGACCCGCAGGAACCAAGAATAAGAAATAATGGATGACATAGCGCTGATCGATAAGATTAAAAGACTAATCGAGGCAAGAGAAAAACAAATACAAGAAACTCTTATGTCTGGCGGACTCAAAGATATTGAACATTATAAATATTTGCAAGGAGAGCTAAGTGCTTTATACTATATTGCAAACGAACTTGGTGACATATACAAAGGTTAATTGATGGCAGAAACAAAAAAAGTTGCAGACGCTTACATAGATCCAGACGAAAAGATCTTGGATCCAGAATTATTAGACAAATCAATTTTAGATCGCATGCCTCAGCCAACCGGCTGGAGGATGTTGGTTTTACCATACGCTGGTAAGTCAAAAACAAAAGGTGGTATACACCTAGCAAAAGAAACAGTTAATCGTGAGGCTTTGGCAACGGTTGTAGCTTATGTGGTAAAAATGGGCCCACAATGTTATAACGATAAGTCAAGGTATGGAGAAAAACCCTGGTGTCAAGAAAAACAATGGGTTTTAATAGGGCGTTACTCTGGCTCTAGGTTTAAATTGGAGGAAGGTGCAGAGGTTCGCATCATCAATGATGATGAAGTGATTGCCACCATACTCGATCCAGATGACATAGTGAGTTTATAATGAATGAACAAGAAAACACTCAAACAATTCAGCCAGAGGCCGAAGAGCTAGAGGTAGAGGTAGTAGATCAAGTTGACGAGCAAACAGGACAATCTGTTTCCTCAGATGATGAATTAGAAAATTATACGAAAGGCGTTTCTAAAAGAATCAACAAGCTCAACGAAAGAAATAGAATGGCAGAAGAAAAAGCTGCAAGACTTGAACAAATGCTGGCCCAAAAAGAAATGGAAACAGCAAGCATGTATCAAGTACAACAACAAACCAGAGATCAGTTGCTTGTAAAAGAAGAAGAGGCTCTTGAGGCCAAGCAAAACCAAGCAGATGACCTGTATAAGAAAGCTATACAAGCTGGTGATGCAGAATTAATAAGCAAAGCTGATACTCTTAAAAGCGATTTAAGTATTCAAAAAGAAAAACTTAAGGTTGCAAAAAGCCAAGCCGAGCAACAAAATTTTCAAAATCCGCAAGCCGTGCAACAGCCAATGCAACAGGCAGTGCAGCAAAATCAAGAAACACCGCCAGCAACGAAAGAGGCAAAAGCCTGGCATGAAAAAAATTCTTGGTATGGCGATCAATCTGATCCAGATAATTGGCAGGCATCGCAATTTGCATATTTTACGCATTACAATTTAATTAACGAAGGTTATGAGGCAGACTCAGATGAATACTATGAGCAGCTTGATAACCGAGTATCAAAAGTTTATCCAGATCTAGTATCTGGGCAAAGTGTCGAGCAATCAGAAGGTAGACCCGCTGTGCAAAGAGTCGCCTCCACCTCTGTCGGAGGACGACAAAAAACACAAGGCAAAAAGAACGGTGTGACTTTTTCTAAAACGGAAGTTGAGCGTCTCAGAGGATTGAAACCACACAATATGTCGGAAGACGCGTGGTTAAAATCTGTTGCTAAAGAAAAACAAAAAATAGCCAACAGGGAGGCAAAATGACCGAAGAAACTAATAACACAACCAGACAATCCCGTGAATCCGAGAATCACGCTAACAACACTCGAAGAAAACCATGGACGCCAGTAAGAAAACTTGAAACTCCAGAACCACCAGAAGGGTACGAATATCGTTGGATAAGAGAATCCATGTTGGGCCAGGAGGATAGAAGTAACGTAAGCAAAAGATTGCGCGAAGGTTGGGAACTTGTAAGAGGGACTGATTTACCACAAGAATTTGTATTGCCTACTTTAGATGACGGAAGACATGCTGGCATTGTATATAATGATGGACTACTTTTAGCGAAGATTCCTGTCGAGACAAAACAAGAGCGTAATGCTTACTATGAGTCTCAAACGGCCAAATCGAAGGAGGCATTGGACAATAATGTGTTTAATGAATCCAGAAAAGACAGCCGCTATGTGCAGTATGATTCAAAAAGGGAGTCTAACGTTACTTTTGGGAAAAAGTAACAACCACAACAATAGGAGAATTTTAAATGGCTAATAAAGATAGCGCATTTGGATGCAAACCTGTTCGTATGATGGGTGGAGCACCCTATAACGGTGGACAATCACGTTATAGAATTGCAAGTGGAGCTACAACACCTATATTCCAAGGAGACTTGGTTACTCAGCTTACAGCTGGGGTTATAGGAAGACACGCCGCGACTGGAACCGTTCCAATTGTCGGAGTGTTTAATGGTGTACGTTACACTGACCCAACCACAGGCGAGCAAGTTTTTAAAAACTACTATCCTGGCAGCGTTTCTGCTAGTGATATTTTTGCTTACGTTATTGATGACGCAAACGTCATATTTGAAGTCCAAGCAGACGATACCTTCCCGGTAGCGGATCTGTTCGGTAACTTTGATGTTGTCGAAGGCTCACCAGTAGGCGACACTAAGTCTGGAAGATCTAATGCAGAGCTAGACGTAACAACCGGTGCTACGACCGCAACGTTACCGCTCAAGTGTATTGACATCTCCCAGGATCCCGATAACGATGACGTAGCATCATCCAACACCAATGTACTATGTGTGATTCAAAACCACATCATGGGACAAAAAGGTGCTGGCTTAGCATAAGGAGTAAATAATGGCTATATCAAGAGCTCAGCTAGCTAAAGAGCTAGAACCAGGTCTAAATTCATTATTTGGTCTTAACTATGATGAATACGATCGTGAATACGAAGAAATCTTCTCTATAGAAGATTCAAGTCGCGCATTTGAAGAAGAGGTATTAATTACCGGTTTCGGATCTGCGCCTACGAAAACTGAGGGTCAAAGTGTAAACTTCGATCAAGCATCTGAAAGTTTCAGTGCGCGTTATACCCACGACACAGTGGCGTTAGCGTTTGCTTTAACAGAAGAGGCTATCGAAGATAATCTCTATGACTCTTTAGGAAAAAGATATGTCAAAGCATTGGCGAAATCTATGGCTAACACCAAAGAGATCAAAGGTGCGGATGTGTTGAACAACGCTTTCTCATCCAGTTTTACTGGCGGAGATGGTGTTTCTCTAATTAACACTGCTCACCCACTTGCCGGTGGTGGAACAGCTGCTAACAGAGCAACAACTATGGCCGACCTTAATGAAACTTCATTAGAGGACGCTTTAATTGACATCTCTACTTTCACAGATGACAAAGGATTAACAATCTCTGTGCAAGCTGACAAACTAATCGTGCCACCACAATTAGTATTTGTTGCTGACAGAATTTTAAATTCTAATCAGAGAGTAGGAACATCTGATAATGACCTAAACGCTATCAAGAACACTGGTGTTCTTCCTGGCGGTTATTCAGTAAATCATTATCTAAATGATCCGGATGCTTTCTTCATCTTAACTTCTGTAACAGCACAAGGCGAAGGCCTTAAAATGTTCCAAAGAACTGGCATGGAAACTTCCATGGAACCAGACTTCTCAACTGGAAACATTCGTTACAAAGCTCGTGAAAGATATTCGTTTGGTTTCTCCGATTGGAGAGGCGTATATGGATCACAAGGTGCATAACTCGAACGTTTAGAAATACCGTTTATAACTCAAGTATTTCAAATTAAGGGCCCTCCAGGGCCCTTTTTTTTGGCCTAAATTAATTACAAATTAAGTGTATAAATTGTTGTACTTTTGTGCATAATTGTGCATAATAGGTATGTGGGAATTTTAATTAACAACAAAAACGGAGAAAAAATGATACAAGTATTTCACGCAAAAGAGTTTGGCAATAACGAAAAAGGTTATGTCAAAGTAGCTGAGGTCAATGTTGATACAATCAACAAGGCCTTTCACTTAACCAACAACATTGACGGCTCTTGGTCCAGGGGCCCAGAGTTTCAACACAACGGCGTATATGGTTGGGAAACCATAACAAACAATGATTTCAGCGACCAAGTGACTGTCACTACTGATTTGCCGATAAGCAAAAAAACTGGTGAGGTTATGGGTTTGAGATCTACTTCAAGCGGTGATGTTTTGTTTGACGGCAACGATTACTGGTTCTTGGTTCCGATCGGAGCTGGCAGAACTGGTCCTGTTTACAAAACACATGGTGACACGGTTGCCATAGACAACTTCGATATTGACGGTTTCATTTACAACGACAAGGAGGTGGCGTAATGGAAAACAAAACTTACACATTTTACGAGGATCCTGGGCATGGCTGGTTGGCCGTGCCTTTAGGCAATTTGGTTGAGCTAGGAATTGCTGGCAAGATTACTGGCTACAGCTATTTGAGTGGCGGCATGGCTTACTTAGAAGAAGATTGCGACTTAGGTGTTTTTGTCTTGGCTTACAAAGAAAAATACGGCAAGTTGCCAGGGTTCAAACAAAAGTATCAAGAGAATTGTCACATAAGATATTATCCAAACTATGACTACAAGGAGGTGGCGTAATGATTGTAAATATTATTTATAACAAAGATTCAGCTGATAATGC